AGCGCCTAAGCGCACCCGAAAGAAGGAGTCGAACCTTCCTAGGACCTCGGGTAACTCACTGCAGACCGCTGCAGCTATCCATGTCAATTCATTGCCCCACCAGCAATTATCTTTCCCCCCGTGCGATGTAAGGGCTCGAAGGCTCAAGGCCAACCCACACGCGCCATTCCGGACGCGGCAGTGTTCCTTCCCATACTCACACTTGCCCAAGATTCGTTTCCTCCTCAAAGGCAGTCGGCAACAGCACGCCCCGGCGTTCGGAGTTAGATAGAGCCCACTTAAGGGATACCTCCTAATAGCCTAGCCGCACCCGTAACAGGTGGTGCTGAAGACACGGGGTTCTGGAGGCGGGTCAGCGAACAGACAAAGCCTTGACGAATTCAATATGCACGGACAGACCGTCCAGCATATCCAAAGCTACCCATACCTTCTTCCCTTTCTGCATTCGAACCCGCCCGAAAACGGATTCATTTCTTCGGATGTTGCACCATTGCCAGCATTGGGACCGACTCAGCCGAAGCATCGCCCGTACCTTTGCCAACCCTTTGAAGTGGTTAATTCCATAGGGCGAACAACCCTCTCGGATTGCCCTAAACAACTCATCAACATCCGATTCCTTTGGGTCATACGGATCGTGCCAGTTGGAGTGAATTAGCGCCGCGCTAAAACGCGATTCACCCTCGCGAACCATGTCCGGAGAGACACGGTGCTTACTGACCTGCACGAACCCGTCAGGGACACCCCCGGTTCGCAGAACCGGGAGTGGGGGCTCCATACTTTGCTCAAGATAATAAAGCTCCCGATGCCACAGGCCGAGACGCTGCAGCATGCCCCTATCCAGACTTAACCCCAGTCCCCTTGTTGTGGAGCGACGGGATGCGTGGACAAAACGCTCGTTCTGTCGGACGAAGAACTCGCGAGCAACACGAGTCCTCTCACGTCCCATCCCGACTGAGTAAGAATAGAACCTACTATTCAGACTCATCACCTGTTCCGCCGCAGAGGTGGAGGACCAGCACGCCCGAGGACGCACGAATCCCACACTCCTACTCCCCTTCAAGGCATTACCCTCAAAGAGGGCTGAGTTTAGGGTAAAGAACCGGGGGTTCTTCAAGGTTTTCCCTACACTCAGCACCAGGCCACCCGCCTTCACACCACACTCCCAACGCCTTACAACGTCAGGTGTCGCCCTAAAGACGATATCATCGCCATTAATACGAACAGGTATCCGAGG